CTCAGGGTTCGGGATCAAGATATTCCCAGCAGCATAGGTGAACAGCACTGGGTTCAGGACTTCCAGGAACACATTGATTTCTGCCTCGTCGCATTCGGGTTGGGCATTCAGAACACGGCGAAACTTCACAGTCTCGTCGGCAGCCGCCCAGATTCCCTGGAGGATATCTGCGTCCTGGGCTAGACCCGTCTGGTTGCGGTGCGTGGATACAATGTTGACTCGCATTACACTCTTAGTGTTTCCTTCGTTTAAGTGTTCCCCTGATTTGACGAGGGATGCGTTTGGCCGTCTTGGCACGGAGGTTCATGATGCGGAGATACTCTTTCCTACTTGGTGTTCCGCTCACACATGGATGTACGACAATCATACGATCGTAGAACCATACGCTCTTCTGCCCCGTCCACTTCCAAAACTCGTCAATTGTATCGATAGTAGGTGCAGTCTCCATATCAGCAATAAACTTGTCCGTGAAGTCTACACACGCTTCCTGCATATCTCCGAATCCGTACTTTGTATCAAATATCTCAGAACACAACTGACCGTATAAAATCTGAACGTCTTTCCGAATAGGGTTCCACACAATCTTGTCAATGGGACGGAACGTATCCCACCCTGCGTCCCATACAAGAAGTTTTTCGTTATCAAGTTTTCCGTACACGCGATCCCCAAATCGCACGAGACTCATTACTACTCGTCAATCTAAAAGAACGCTTTGAATTCCGCACCCTTCGTGCCATAGATGTGAGGATTGATCGGGCGATCGATCTGGTCGGGGTAGTTCAGGTTCTGGCTGCGGTTGTAGAGCCACATATTGATAGACCCCAGGATATCGTCTACGCAGTACCGTAGAACACGCTCGTTCAGTGCGTTGAGTTCCCTGGCAGGATTTTGCTCGTCGTTGATCTGGTACTGTAGGTAGTACGCCCGCATGATCGTCTTCAGATCGTCAGGACGCTGGGGGTCGATCACATGTTTCTTATCGCTCTTCTCCCAGACGCGGTACCGGATCTCGTCCTGGAGATTCTGAATGTTTGCGTCGGAAAAGAAGGCCTGGTTCACAGGCGTCGGGGTGTGCACGCGAATCAAGGCCTGCTGCTGAAACGTCGAACCGTAAGCCAGCTTCGGATCCTCGTGATGCGTCGAAAACAGCTTGAACGCTTGAGTGCTGTCTGTCTCCGGATCCGCGAGATTCGGAACGAAGCCAGTACGTTTCGGAGCACTCCTGATGCTTGTATCGACATAATACTCGTTAAGATCACCGGTCCTGCGTGGGTAGATTTCGCCGTTTTGGGGAGCACCGGGCATCTATTGTTCTTATCTTTAGTTCGGGATAATTCTCTGGATATTCTTCGAGTCAGGCTCCATCGTTGTCACTTCCAGAACAAAGGCTGCTTGCACATTCAAGTTCATCATTGGGATTACATAATCCTGGGTCAGCGTACGGGTTCTCGCAAAGGAGAGATTGTTTGGAACGCCAGTGTACTGCTGCAAACACACCTGTGATAATGTACGTATCAGTCCACATATCGTGGTGACCGAGTTTGACATTCCCGCGAACCCTGAGACTTTCGGAACGGCCGTGAACGACGTGCCGATATTCGTAATCACAGGGAATGCATTAGGCACTGTAAAGTCTGACCCGCAAATATCCGTCACAATAAAGTTATTCGATAGGAGGTTCATAAATGCCGAGAGTTGAGGTGTGCACCTGCGATCTGAAGCGATCTGAGTTATTGCGGGAGTATAGAAGATGATTTCGTCCCCTACCCGAATATCGGATGCCAGAAACGCGTTGCAATTGCCAAAGGTTGTATTGCATGCCGTTTGTGTGACAAAAAACTTAACCTTTCCGGTGCGTGACGTATCCAACACAAAGTCAACGACACTGAGATTATCAATCTGGGAAAACGCGACCCCCGCAGCATTGTACAGTTGAATGTTCGCGTTCGATAGTTTAGCAAGGGGCGGATCGAATTTGTACGATTCATTCGACCAGGGGTAGTAGTCTGAAAATTGTCCGGGGTATGTCCCGTTTCCACTGTAATGATTGCGAGTGTTTTGCGTGAGAACGGTGAACGACTGCTGGACGATCTGCGATCCTCCCAGGTAATTCCCCTTAAAGTTCTCGATCGTCATGAGAATGTAAGAGTGTGAGTGCAATGCAGAGGGGTACTCAATCGTGTCGGAAAAGGTTGCTGGGGTATACGGCTGCGTACTTCTGACTGGAAGTATAGCCCTAGACAGCCTGATTTCCGATACGTTCGACAGTGCTAACTGGGTGGAGTACGCATAACTGTTTGTCCCGTACTGCTTCTGCTGAATATCGATACCAACCTGGGCACCGGCAGTTTGGGCAGCATCGTACACTGGGTAAAAGAAGACTTTGGTATTCGGGTCCCGGTAATTCACGGGCGTGGGATTATGTACGAGCTGGCCGTTCGAGAAAACAATCTTCCAGCCGTAGGAAGGACGTACGAGTCCCTGGTTCGTGGTGTTCACGTACGCAGGCAACGGTATTCCTGCCGGGAACGATTGGGGAGTAATATTTGGTACAGTTTGAACTGCAGCCCGAGATCCAGATGCAATGCTAGGAGGAACGATCGGGGTTTCCCACGCCGCCAGTGGGATCGTAGGATTGTTGAAGTAGAACGGGGTCTGAGGTCCTACAGTCTGGATGGGGATCTGTGTTCCTAATGAAAAAATATTCGAATACGCGTCAGGCTGTATTGTCCAGTCCCGCTGTCCCGAATCAATGATGACGTTGCGTTTCCGCGGAACCATACCTGGAGCCGCCTGTACGGGTGATGTCAGGGTTCCACTTAATCCGGGAGTGCTCAGTTCTTCTATAGTTGCCTGTCCCCCTCCATCGTCAGCATCTACAAACTGCTGATTCCTGTTCTGAAGAGGTTGAACATTAGGGCCAGAGTCGGATGTTTCCAAAAAAGCTACCCGAGGATCATAATCATAATCCTCGCGGGCTTCGGCATCTGCCCCTGCTAAAAGTCTCTGGTAGTTCATCCTATCCTATCTTATCTCTCTACAAGGCGAGATTCTCTAAATCGGCAACCCAGAACCGCTCTGGCGTCGTACCCTCGATCTCGGTGATCCGAGCACGGATACGATCAAGTTCTGCCTGGTGCTTCTGAACATTCTCCAGCGTCATACTGCTGAACGGCAGCTTCAGGAGATCGGGAATGTCCGTGAGCTCATGCTTCTCCAGGATGGCCACACACTCGGCATGCGGCTTCTTCCGGAGATCGATGGCATCCTCGCACATGAGCGTGAGGAACTTCACGACACTCGAATGCCACGGCAGCTTCCCACGCAGGTCGGCCAACATACTGCCCTTGCGGTCAGAATACAGGGCGAGGCGGGTCGCAGCATACTCTTCCAGAATCTCGACCGCAGATGCGAACTTGCGAATCTTACCGTGGCGATCAAAGGCGTGCATGTTCGTCAGCTTGATGCGGGATGAGAGACCCAGCTTCTTCTCGATCTCGGCGATGGTCATCTCATCCTTCAAGATCACTTCGAAGTTCACGTCGACGTCCGTGGATGTATCCGTGTAATCCTTGACCAGATCCTTCTTCTCGCACTGAGCGTCCAGGAACGCCTTGAAGTCCGACGTCCAGTACTCGATCGGCAAGTCACGCACCGTGACCGTCTTGGTCTTGGTATTGTACGAATAATCCGCTGTCACATCGTACCCGTCATCACGGGGAACAACCGTTCCTCGGAACCCGCGGTACCAGGGGGTAAGGTGGAACTTCGTCATGTCCTCGCCGTCCTTCAGCCACCGAAGCAGGAGACCGCGAATCACCGTGGGATTGTAGGATGGAATGTAGGTCGAGTACCCCGTGCCGATCCCACGAGCACCGTTCACTAGAAGCATTGGGAGAACGGGAGCGTACCATTCGGGCTCTACGGACAGCCCGTCATCATCCCGGTACTTGAGACACGGGAGATCGTCGGCAGGAACCAGGTCCTTCATGTAGGGTTGGAGGTAGGTAAAGATGTAACGTGACGCAGCCGAGTCCTTGCCGCCCTCCAGACGCGTACCGAACTGGCCCTTTGGGACCAGCCACGGCAGATTATTCGAGCCCACGAAGTCCTGGGCCATGCCGATAATGGTTTCGTTAAGCGACATCTCGCCGTGATGGTATCCTGCGTGCTCGGACACGTAGCCTGCCAGCTGAGCGACTTTGACCTTATCCGTCAACTTTCGCTTGAGGCAACCGAACAGGATCTTCCTCTGCGACGTCTTGAGACCGTCGATGGCAGACGGAATCGACCGCTCGAGATTGTAGTGTGAGAAGTGGATGAGATCGCGATGGACGAACTCCTTGTATGTCAGCGTCTTGTCCGCCTTAGGGATCACGATGGCAGCCGCATCGTGACCCTGAAGCCACGTCTTACGGTCGTCAGCCCGAGCCTTGTTGAACGCCAGATCAATCGCCTCGGAATCTGCGTCGGCCGTGTACCGAAACTGCGTGACATTCATGTTCTTGAAATACTCCTGAGCCTCGTCACGCGTCGAAGTGCCCAAACCCTTGTAATACTGAACCGCCCACCCGCGACCCGCCTCACCCTTCCACTGATCATACTCGTACTGGGTGTAGAACGTCCGCGTATCCTTACCCTTGGTTGCCTTCACGATCGGCGTAGCCATGTAGGTCAGGAACCCCGGGATCTTGAACAGCTCCGTCCACAGCTCGTGGAACAGATTGATTAGGAGACCGCGAATGTGCGACCCATCATAATCCTGGTCAGTCATGATCAGGATCCGGCCGTACCGCAGGCTCTTGATATCGACGTACGTCTTGCCAGACTCCAGACCCACGATCTTCTTGAGTTCGGCGATCTCCTTCGCCAGTTCCACCTTGGAGGATGACGAATCTTTGACATTCATGATTTTCCCCCGCAGTGGGAACACGCCGAAAGACTGACGCTGAGCCTTCGTAAGACCGCTGAGAGCCATTGCTTTGGCGGAATCCCCCTCGGTGAGGATGAGAGTGCACTCGGCAGACTTGGCGGTACCTGCGAGAGCGGCGTCGTCGAGCTTCGGGATACCATATATTTTGGAGCTCTTCCGTCCATCACTCTTCTTATTCTCCTTCTCGTCCTTTTCCTTCTGGGCCACCACCAGCTTGTCCACCAACTCCAGCTTGGCTCGGACCTTCTTGAAGAACTCTTCTGGCAACTTGCACGTCGAGCCAAACGCCGTGCTCTTCGTGGTGAGTGCCTCCTTCGTCTGCGACGTGAACGACGGGTTCTCCACTGCCGCCGTCACCCAGACTGCAAGGTTCTCCTTCACCAGCGAGGGCTTGACTTTGATCTTCTTCTTCGTCTCCAGAAACTCGCACAGGTTCCCAACGATCTGGTTCACAATGTAGTCCACATGCGTCCCGCCCTTAGATGTCCAGATCCCGTTCACAAACGATACTTGGAGAAACCCGTCCGCCGGTGTGTCCGCCACCACCACATTCCACCGGTCGCTCGTGTGGGCTGCTACCGGCGTGCTCACAAACTCTCCCGCATACGCCGTCAGATCGCGGCACTTGATCAGCACCTTCTCCTCCCCATGCTTCCAGTGCACCTTGACATCCTTGCCCACCGTCATCGCCAGATCACTCGCCCGCCGGCGGAACACGCCCAGCAGGTCGGGCGTCACCTCGGAGAGACCGAACCTCCCAAAGTCAGGGGTCCACGCGACGCTGACATACGGCTTGGACTTGCATGCCACGATCTTGGGCTTGTTCACCACTGTCATGTTGTTCTCCCAGGTCTGCGTATACTTCTTGCCAGACAGGGCGTCCACCGTCTCCACCGTCAGAGACTTGGCGAAGATATTGGCCAGCTTCACGCCGTAGCCGTTCTTGCCGCCCACCAGCTTCTTCTCGTCCTTGTCGTAGTTCGTCGAGGTCAGAAGCTCGCCAAAGACCAGCTGCGGAACCCACACCTTGTATTCGGGGTGCTCGGCCACCGTGATGCCCTCTCCATCGTTCTCCACCGTGATCATCTTGTTGTCAGCTGAAATTTCGATTGTGATGTTCTTGACTGGGTTTGCAGATCCTCGCTGACGCATGCGAACCACTTGGTCGTGGGCGTTCACTACGATCTCGTCAAACAGCTTGTAGAATCCAGGGTTGAAGGATAGGTTCTTCTGAATAAACTTCTCGTCCTCCACGACGTACATCTCCTCCGTCGACGTCTCGATGGAACCGACATACGTATCGGGGAGAGACAGAATGTGCTCGCGATGCGTGTGCTTCTTGTACGCCTCCGCCATTTTGTAGTGTCTGAGTACCTTCCTAAAAAGCCAGTCCGTTTTACGCAGAAAATCCATATTCATGTAAATGCCCCCTGCTCGAGCAAAGAAGGGAAAGAAGGCTCAGGAAGAGCCAACAGTAGAGCTTCCACCGGTCATATTCTTCCTGCGGATAGGAAAGGATTTTGACTTTGAGGAGGAGAGGGTGGATATCCCCGCACCTACCGGTGCTGGGTTGGTGGAGTACTCTGATATTCTCCAAACGACCGAGGCCCAGGAACGACGCTTCGATGAAACGGTGATTCACGACTTGATGTCCAAGTTTTCTGTACAGACATCGTATCCCCCTGGTTCTGCGTGTCTGTGGTGCTGCCACTCTATTCCCGGAGACTCCTTCGTTGTTCCAACGCACTACGATGTGTACACGAACATGTACACTGCAGAGGGAAACTACTGCAGCCCCGAGTGTGCCCTTGCCTCTATCTACCGCGAGTCTGGAATTACCGAATCCGATAAGTGGATACGTCATTCCCTGCTACGCAATGTCTACCGCTCACTTTACAAGGATCGTGATATCCAGCCCGCCCCTGACCGTCGTGTCCTCCGAATGTTCGGAGGGAACCTGGATATTCAGCAGTACCGTGAATTCATTCAGCATTGTACGAAACCTCTCCAACTGGCCATGCCTCCTGTCCGACTGTACATGCCGTCTGTGAACACACAGTCGTCGGTCCGCGACGTCAAGTCGTACGTGTCTCTGTCTAGTGAAACCATTAACAAGGCGTCTCAGCAACTCCGTCTCAAGCGGTCCAAGCCGGTACACGAGGGTATTCCTACCCTAGACAAGTGCCTTACAGCGTTTGGCTCTCCACGATGAAATATTCGAACAAAGCAATGACATCTCTCGGAGATCTCCTCAAGATGTCACTGTTCTTCCAGGTCCTGACGACAACGGGAAATAGTTTTCGGCCGCTCATGGCATTCATCGGGCTGAATCTCTATGAGCGTGGCATAGCAATGTACCCTTCCTGGCTTTCGTCTCTTAAAACATCATTTGCCACTTCTATCGATTCTGACGATCGAAAACCTTCGGCAGTGATAGAGTGCGAGCGTGGATCGCCGCCCCCAACCAAGGGCGGTCAGGCCCCTCTATTTATGACCCGCATGGACGCCATCATTCATTATGTCGCATGCTCCCCCGCCACCAAGCGACTCCTTTCGATCGCCAACCACGATTACCTTCCCTACGAGTTTGAGTCCGTCCGTCTTGATGAGGATATATACTTCAAGCTCACGAACGTGGAAGTAGATGACGGGAATATCAAGAACATCAAGTTCCAGATATTCTGCTACAACCACCCAATCCAGACTCTCCAGAAGTTCGTGGACTCCTGCAACCAGGATTATGAACGCCGAATGCTGAATAAGTTGGGCAACGATCTCTACTTCTTCGACCAGATGATTGATAACAAGAAGTCTCGCAAGTCCAACCAAAACCCTCTTCCCCAGAACTTCCTCGTCTACACCAAGAACAAGTTCTCCACGACCCGCACCTTTGAGAATGTTTACTTTGAGCAGCAGGGGGAGGTCAAGAAGCGTGTCAATTTTTTCCTGGAGAAACGGTCGTGGTACGAACGCAAGGGTATTCCGTATACTCTCGGCTTCCTGTTTCACGGAGACCCTGGAACCGGCAAGACGTCGGAAATCAAGGCTATCGCCAACGTCGCCCGCCGTCACCCCGTGAACATCCAGCTCTCAGAAATCAAGACCAAGACCCAGCTTCGCCAGCTGTTTTTCAGCGACGATCTTCACGTGTACAACGGGACAACACTCGAGAAGTACACTATCCCTATTTCCGAGCGACTCTACATCATCGAGGACGCAGATGCGATGGGCGACGTGCTCTTGAAGCGGGAGTGGAAGCGTCCTGAGCCGGCGGCAGCACCCAAGGATCCGTTTGCTCCCGAGATGGACGATGATATTATCAAGGACCCCATCGATCTCTCATTCCTCCTCAATCTCCTCGACGGAACCCTAGAGTCATCTGGCCGCATCATGGTATTCACCTCCAATTTCCCAGAACGGTTTGACCGTGCTCTCATTCGTCCCGGCCGTATAGATATGATCGTCCATTTCAAGAAGTGTTCGCGAACTGTCCTGAAAGAGATGATTGAAGGGTTCTACGATATTACAGAGGGAGTGTCCCACCCCCTGTTTGATGATGTCAAGATGGACGAGAAATGGAGCCCCGCCGAAGTGAACCAGATCCTCTTCCGCAACTTTGAGAGTCCTCAGCAGGCGATGGACGAGCTACATTCTCTCAGTGCGTCTACGCCGCTGCTGCGGGAGGAGACGGAGACCCCGATTTAAACAGTTTCATGGCAAACGCAATTGTCTCGGGCGGCATGTCGAACACCAGGATGTATATCAGGGCAAAACCCATGATAACCGACGCAATTCCGACAGTGGATAGCGTCCATGCCGTAAGGCCACCTGTTGACGAGTTCACCACTGACGCAAACATTCCCGCTAGCGGAACCAGGAAGGGAATCAGAATGAAATTGGAGTACGCTCCAATCGCGGGGTACTTCTCGAACACCAGAGATTCCAAAGCGAACCACGCAGCACGATAGTAAATAATAATGAGAATATTCGTGAATGCAAACAGTAGCAAGCCGTTTGCGGATGACACAACTGGCCCGGGAGTTTCGGTGGCTTCTTGGTCGGGCGGTACGTCGGCAATTGGATCGTCGGTGTTGTCCGCCATCCGAATCTATTATGTATTGAACACAAGATTTGCTTGTCCGTTTGTAACCTTAAGGAAGTTGTACGATTCAATATAGATCATGGCCGAATAGCCGTTATATTGAATCTGTACGTTTGTGGGCGAGGGATATATAGTGAGGGTCTGACCCGGCTGTACTGCGGGTGGAGCTATAGCTTGTCCAGACGCATTCGTTGGAACTATCGTTGCTCCAACGGGGACAACGGTGGGGGTTGAATTGAATGTCGTGTCCTTGAAGACACACACAGGTATCTGTGACACAGGTCCCGTCTGAACAACTGGGGGGGTCAGAAGTGTGTACTGAAAATTGGTCTTGTTGAACATGGAACCGTTTGCACTTCCCGACGGCTGGGTAATTGTGTTGGGGTCCAGAGCAAATGAGTATAAGTTGATCCCAGGAAGAGTGACTGTATCCCCAGCTGAGAAGCGGAAGTTTTGGATATTGCGGAAGAAGTTCACGTTCTTCGTGACAAACCGGTCCGTGCCATCGAACGTCAGGTTTCCTTCCAGGAGAATGTTTTGGGAATCCATTGAGTTCGAAAGCTGGATTCCAGTAGAGTACCATTGATCGGGAGTCGCGGGGGCAGTGAGTGTCGGCAGGACGCTGGGGTACGTCTGCACTGGGGGGTAAAAGATAGAGTCCCAGTTCGTGTAATTGTCCCAATCGTTCAAGAGAAGTCGGTCTTGACGCTGAAACAGGGATACAACGCGTGTGCACAGATTGTACATTGGAATCGTTATGTTGTTGTATCCGTACTGGTTGTTGTTCTTGAGGTAGCGGACTTGAGTAATGAGGAACGAGCGGTCATGTGCCGCAATGTATGCACGCTCCGTATCTGTTAGGAAAATGTAGTTGGCTTCAATGTAGGGGTTGAGGTTCCAGCTTACCAGAGAGGGGTTTGTCGGATTTCCCATCGTGTCAGGGTACGACAGGTAATTCTGGATTCCGAGGAAAGAGTCTCCCGGGTTTCCTGTCACGCGGGTTTGGAATGTAGGATTGGTCGCTGCCGTTCCACGAGTGTCCAGGATAGTGAAGAGGTTGTATATATTGCGGAAGGTGATTTGGATAGATACTTCGGTCTGCGGCATGGCCACCAGGGGAATAGACTGTCCGATCTCTTCACAGAACCAGAAAGAGAGTGGGATGTTGAGCTGGCGGCCGCGAATGGAGGGAGCGGGAGGTGCGGTATTTGTAGAGGAGACGTTGATGGCATTGGGGTACTGGTTCGTGCGTCCTGGGGCATTGGCGGGGTCGTGCATGTCCAGTGTATTTCCGGTCATGGCATTCAACTTTGCTCGCTGTGTTCCACTCTCCTTCATATAACTCTTGATCTTTATCCACTCTCCAGTGACTGTAGCCATAGCCGTTCCATTGAAAAGAATCGAAGCAGACTCGATCATATTGTACCCGAGGTTACGCGACCACTGGAAAGCAGTCTCGTACGCGAGCGATGTAGTCTGGTCGAATCCAGATAGAGGGGACCAGATGTCGGGGATCTGGACACATACGTAGCAGTCATGGAGCAAATCAGCATAGCGAGGAACCGGGAACGTGAACGTCTTTGTTCCGGCAGGGGGAAGCGTAGTGTCCGTCACATGTGCGATATTCAGCCTGAAGTGTTCCATCGCGAAGTTGGTCGTACGCTTATACATCTTGTTGAAGTACGTCATGGAAGGGTTTCCATTGACAAATACGTTTTGGGCACCAAAGCCAGTGAGCTGAACGAGTCCACCACCCATTCTTACTATATTATCTTATAGGGTATGATTAATGTATCGGAACTTGCCGTATATCATTATTGGAATCCTTGTCCTCTTTGTGTTGATTCACTCGTACATGAGCGTTCGCTTCGGATACGACTGGATCGGGACACAGACACGAAAGGTAATTCATGGGGCGTATACGCGGAGCAATTCGGTTCACGAACTCTACCCCATCCCCCCTGTTCCGTTCATGGACCGGTTCTCGGAGTTCACGAAGATCCCCAAAATGAAGGAGAGTGGACAGGCACCTGGGACAGCCTATTACTGAGGATTGTTGATCACCGCATTGGAGGAGACAAACATATTGAGGGTCTTCTTCTCCCCTTCGGGAAAGACAGTCCTGTTGTTTGCGAGGACGAAACCATTGCCATTTGTACAGCACGTAGGCTTCCACGAAACACCATTTGATCCTTTCTGGGCGTTATAGACCGCTCCCGCCTGAAATGTTGTGTACGTCGACGAATACGCGGCCTTCTGAGACTGGGGATAATATCTGTAATACTGGTTGACCGCCGCCCGCTTCTTCATCGACGTCACTTCAGACGCACTGGAAAAACGCACCTGCTGGCTCAAGAAGACTGGCGAGCCGTCGAGTGTCACTGTAGAGTAGTACTCTGCCATTTGATTTACACGTAGAAAAGGTTAATCATAAAATGGCACCAGTTCGGTTTCTACTTGTATCAACACACACTGAGCAGGTTACAGGGTACTCGAAGGTCTCCTACAACCTCCTCAAGCAGCTGGGAACTCTGACCCCGCTTGTCAAGATCTTTCACTTTGGATTTCAGCGTACCCCTGCCCGTCTTCCCCAGCCAGCTCGCCCGCTCAAGGGCGTCATCCAGTACGATGCTGCGGCCAACGAGGACCCCAAGGAGCAGGGGTTCGGGTTCAACAAGTTCAAGGAGTATGTCGAGACGGTCAACCCCGACATCATCATGATTTACAATGACCCTATTATCATCAACCAGTTCATCCAGCAGACGAAGGATATGGAGAAGCAGTGGAAGCTCTGGGTATACCTTGACCAGGTGTACAAGGGTGCGGATATGGGTCTCCTCCGGAACATTGAGAACGCCGCAGACCGTATTATCTGCTTCACGGATACGTGGAAGGCCCATCTCATGACCCGCCTGACCACGCCTAACATCAAGATCGATGTCATGGAGCACGGTGTAGACACCCTGGTGTTCAAGCCCATGGCGGACTCGGAGCGTATGGGGATTCGCAAGAACCTCAGCATTCACCCGAACGCCAAGGTGTTCTTGAACATGAACCGCAATTCGCAGCGTAAGCGTCTTGATCTCACGATCATGGGATTTGCCCGCCTGCTGAAGAAGCTCCCCGACGAGACGCTTCACCTGCTCCTTGTCACGGGCGTCAAGCCGGAGGGCGGAGCGTTCTACCAGCCTCTCCAGATCTACCTCAACGAACTCGAGCTCCTGGGACTGGACAACTTGAAGTATGGTACGCGTGTATCGATCGTGGACACCACGCCTCCCACGGCCTACTTCAACGACGAGGCCATCAACCAGCTGTACAACGTGGCGGATGTGGGCGTGAACACCTCGAACGGCGAGGGTTTCGGTCTGTGCCAGCTGGAGCACATGGCGACGGGTGCCCCGCAGGTCGTTCTGGATCTGGACTGCTACAAGGCGTTCATGACTCCTGAGACGAGCGTGCGTTGCCCCCTGACGTCTTACTCTTACCTCCAGATGACCGCTGGCGTGGGTCTGACGGAGTACACTTCAACCGCCGAGGAGGTTGCATCTGCGATGGAGAAGTCTCTGGGTATGCTGGGCCGCGAGACCTCTGAGAAGTGTATTTCAGTGGCCCGAAGCCGCCCGTGGTCTAAGATCTGCGACGCGTTTCTCGAGAGCATCCTCGAGAAGAAGGATTAAACCTAATCATACGTGAAAAACTGAATCCGATCTTCCTTGAGTGTACCTAATTTGAGCAGTCGTTGTTTATCCCCAAACGCCGACTCGTCAAACACCTCTTTGGTATCCGGATCCACCAAGAACACGAAATCTTTGACTTTCACCTTCTGTATCCGCCGCTTGCGTTTCATCATGTTCTTGAGGTATGACGCATCTAGCTCGTCGTCCTTGATATTGGGGTTGAACGCCATATCTTCGCTCTTGGTGGTGCTGTCAAACCGCATACACTGAAGCACGGGCTTCTCGCGAGAATGCAATTTGCGATGAATCTCGCAATCCACAGCCGCCTGCTTGATCAGACGCGTAATCCCCGCAGTGATTCGCTCTTTCTCGTACGACACTTCGTACAGGAACTCGTCGCTGGTCATGAATGCCTCGGGTGCTCTCCCACCGCCCTCCGGCAGATTGTACTTCTTGGGACTGGTGTCCGCCCTCCGAATAGGAACGATATTGAAGGCGGTATTCGATGACGCCTGGTCCTTTGTGAACACGGACACGTAGAACGATATGCGGATCGTGCGTTCTTCCTGCGGAACCGTTTCGACCTTGATAGATCCCTCTGACAGAATTTGGTGGGTGGCATGGGAACATAGACGGATACCGCGTCCAATCACCTGGTCGTGCCGGGCAGGGTTCCAGTGTGGTTCCATGATGTGGAGATGCCGAACATTCTTCAAGTTAATACCCTCTGCACCACTCGATGTGGCCATCAGAATACACAGGAGTTTCTTTCCACCTCGCTTCAGTATGCTTTCCTTCATGCTTCCAGAGTGTTCGGGGTAATCGGATTGAAGACCGAGGTAATCTTCGTTGAAAATCAGGCGGGTGATTTCCAGCTCTGCCCTGTCGATCCCGCCAGTGTAGAAAGCGTACGCCGGTTTGGCCGGATCCAGGTCTGGAGCTTCGCGGTACTTTCCTCCCTCTTTTATGAGACGGTATTTCTGGTATCCGTTCGCATCGAGAATCGCTGAGAGAATACCGAGACCTTCGAGCTTGAGGTACTGCGAATACACGAACTGGTTCTTGAAGTTTTCAGTGCCGGTCGTTGCCTTAATGTTTGCCAGAACCTTCCGCATCTTCGGAGAATACGTAGCCAGTCCTTCGTCCCGGAGGTACTTATCGGGATTCTCACGCAGCTTGGCCAGAATCACGGCTTTCTTGTCGTCTTCATTGTCTTCCTCCGCCTGCTCGTCTGCGAGGGCACGGAAATCCGAGGGAACGGCATAGTTACACGCCAGGCGGGACATGACGCGGTACGTCTTCATATCTTCGTTAAGAGCAGCGGGACCGGTACGTTTCTTGGAATCCTGCTGGATCTCTTTCCATCGAACTTCAAGGTACCGATTAAACTGTTCATCGGACATTTCGATCAACTCCAGCGTCTTGTCATCATCTACCCGTTTGGGGAGCATGCGTTCATCGGACCCCTTGTAGTACGAGACAAGACCCTGTACTCGCTTCTGGAAAAGCAGGGCGTTCTTGACATCCAGACCCTCCACAAACGTGTTCATGAATTCGGCAAAGTCGGTGGGGAGACACTGCAGGGCTTCACGCTGAATGTTTTCGCGTGGGGCGAGAACACCTCCGGGAAATGTGGCCGCAAACGATTGGCGGATACTGTCTACCCAGTCTCCTGGAGTCTTGTATGTCACTGCCTCGTCATACTGTACGGCAATACGCTCTCCCTCCTTGTTGTACACTGACTTGAAATGGCCTGGATTACGTGTGACTTGAATCGACCGCTTCACGCTATTGAATTCCACCGTGTCCACTTCCGGCAGTTTACGGAAATACATCTTCATTCCCGCCTCGTCCCATGTAGGCAGTTCCTTCACAGGGATCACGATCCGCTCAATGGGTCCACGCAAAAGGTTCAGGAGAAACGCGATCTCGTTAGGGCGGTTGATCAAGGGAGTTCCCGAGAGTGCCACGACCTTGCAGTCTTTAGCATAGTATATGGCGTCATAGAGCCGCTTTCCGATAACAGAGTTGTTGATCGTCCTGGAAATCAAGTTGTGAGCCTCATCGATAATCACGACCGCATTGTCAAAGGGATTGGATTTCAAGGGGTCGTCGTCGGGCACAATGCGACGCACGCTCTCGCCAGTGAGACCATTGTAGTTGATGAAATTGTACCTGTTCTTGATCAGATCGTCAATCTGTTCGTTAATCCCCTGCTGCGAATCGCGGGGCAGGGAGGAGTAATTTGAGTCCTTTCCGGGAACAGTGACAAAGTACCGACCCTTACTTAGGAACTCTGCGGATATCCCCAAGGCAAGAGCGGGAGCCTTGTCAGCTTCGCTACGAATGATACGGACTTCCCAGAAATTGTTCTGGACGTAGATCGCGTCTCCGCACTTCCGGATTTCCTGCTTGAAATTGTCCTGGAGAGACGCCGGAAGCATGATCCACACTTTCTTGGTGGACAGGAGTGACTCTGCTACGCCGATGGCCGAGCAGGTCTTTCCAGATCCCAGACCGTGGTACACTAGGAGACCGCGATACGGAGTTTCAATCGAGAGGTAGTCGCGAACAAGTTTCTGGTAGGGGAGGAGTTCGCGAGTCGTCTTTCCTGTCTGCTGGAGACAGAGATCTACGCCCTCGTCATCAGGGGCAGGGTCTTTACGGTATTTTAGGTATATTCGGGCAATGAAGTCAGCAAAGGCCTTGCGATTCGGCAACACAAATGCCGTCGTCATTGTATCAACAACGTAAATAAAATACGTTCATGATACAATGAATTTGGACGGAGATCCTCGTGTATGGATGCTCACTATCTACCTCTTCTTGGTATCCGCCCTCCTATATTTCCGGCCAGCTCTCGTCTTCAACGGTGGAAAGGTACGGGAGTTTGGTGCTGGACGTAAGGATTCAACCGTGTTTCCTCTATGGTGGTGGATCATCATGCTGGCAATCGCGTCTTATCTCATGGTGCACTACCTACTACCGGTTTGACGGCGGGCGTTGACTCCTGAGCAGCTTTGATCGCTGCGTCCTTTTCGGCCTTCCGGGCAACCATGTTCTGCTTGAACCTCGTCGCTTCGTCCACGCTGGGTATACACACATCCTTGACGGAGTCCCCGACCAGACCGTACATCCCCACGACACATGCGAGTGTCAGGAAGTACCCTATAGAAATCCATCCCGCCCGCTCAATACCTCCCTCGGATGTATCAAAACTGCGGTAAAACCGGTCAAACTGGACACGCAGAATCTCAAATGACCGAATAATGAACCACGCAATTGCGGGGTACGCTGCCCAGATGGCTCCGTATTTGGCATTCTTAGCAGCATCGGCTTTCTCGCACTCATGAAACGTAGCGGCCGCAGAAAATCCGAAGCCCAGAAGGAAAAAGAATGCATAAATTCCACACCCCAGCCCAAACATAATTCCCCATTCGCGGGCGGTTGTTAATGCAAATATAGCCATTGTGTATGCTTCTTATTATTCCTTCGGGAGACGAACTTCAACCGTTTCAGCGAGAATCGAGAGATCCTGGAGCATCCTGTGTCGCTGGGTGTACTGCGGCCGGGTGAGGTTCATACAGTCAGCCATAGTCTTCCATCCTATCGCCGAGATTTCCCGCTTCTGCATGTTTGTGAACCGCTGATGGATATCGATTCTGTCCGGACGAGACATGACCGCCAGAAAGTACTTGTGGCGGTACATGATTCCATTGGTCCCCGCAAACGTTTCTTCTAACTGGATGCCTGAGACCATAGTGTACGACGATCTCAGGATATTGGTTTCCTCGAAGAACTCCCGCTCAGCACACCCTTGGTCGCTCTCGCACTTCAGACGACGACCTTTTGGAAACCCCCACTCTGGCTCAATGTACACAGACACCGACGCATCGATCTCCGTCTTCGCCGCATCGAACTTCTCCTTGGCAAACTTCATTTCGTACTCGTGCCGATCTGAGTTGTTCCACAGGCGAGACCACAGTGCCTCGAACGTCTCGTTCTTGAGCCTGGCGATCTCCTGCTGTGTCATGTTGTCAAGCAGCGTTCGGACGTATACCTTATCGCTCGGGTCGAACTTACCACGAATGAAATCAGTGTAGCACATACTGTCCTTTCGTCGCACCATCAGAACTTCAATATCTTCAGTGAGAAGAGGGAGAGTCGACGGGTCGCCGGGGTTCGTTAAATTTCGTATGAGGATGATTCCGCAGGAGAGGACAGGCTCGCCGCAGTCTCGAAATGTATGCCCTCTTTGTCCGCAGTTATTACAGAAGATTGTTATGGGAGTGGACATCTTCTATTTCAGTTGGTCTATCTGCCAGCCAGAGAATTCTCCTTCCGTTTTTACCTCTTCTTCTAACAATAACAATGAGCACGCCTTCTCCTGATCCGAACGCTGCGGCGGTTGCTGCGGCTGCGACACCCAACCCGAACGCCAGGTCGGCGACTGCTAACACCGGGCCTGCGAGCGGAGTTTCGTTGACGTTCATCACCACTTCGACCATCGCCACGATCGTGTTTGTGCTCGTTGAACTTGCTCTGGCGTACTACTACTTCGTCCGGTCGACAGATCCCCTGAACTCCCGCATTATGTGGTTCGTGATTTTCACGGTCCTGGCCGCCCTCCTCATTTACGGCACGTTCTTCATCGTCCAGGGCACCTTCACCGTGCCTACCTGGTCGGGAAGCGTAACACCCGCTGCCGGCGTGACGACCAATACCTCCATGGTCATCCCCGGTTCGTCCATCCCCATCTCGGTCGGCACCAACGGCGGAAACTACGGAGTACAGTGGTGGATGTTCGTCCAGGACTGGAACTACCGGTTCGGACAGGAGAAGCAGGTTTTGACTCGTGGAGCGGACGGTGCTCTGAATCCCTATGTATACCTTGACCCCGTTGAGAACACCCTGAATGTCAAGATCAACCTCTTGTCGGGAGCTGATGGGTCGGGAGGATCGAGCGTCCCTTCCCCTGTAGGACTGACGGGATCCACCGATGATTCCTTCGTATGTAAGGTGAAGAATGTACCTCTCCAGTCGTGGTTCTGCATCTCGCTGTCGTTGAGTAGCCGCAACTTAGATATCTACCTCAACGGCATGCTTGTACGCTCGTGCCTGCTCCCCGCTGTACCCAAGGCTCCGGGTGGCGATGCGACGGTCATGGGCAATGGAGGATTCTCAGGGAACCTCGCAGCCCTCAACTTTTATGCGGGTGCACTCAACCCGAACATGGCGATGGCCTTTTACAAGGCTGGCCCGCCGTCCGCCGCGGTTGCCCAGACAGCATCGACGTCGAAGACACCCATGAGCCCCTATGTGGTGAAGCTTGCGGTGGTTGATCCAGT